CAAATTAAGTTGAGTCATGGTTTCCCATGACTCCCAACCATGGGCATCAAGCCCACCCTCGTTCGACGGAACATCCCAAGATGGGACAGTACGAAGAACCTTCCGGTATCTCGGATTGCGAATGCGCAAATTCAGAGCACCGTTCCTGAGGTAACCGCCTAACATTGCTTCTAACAACCCATTTGGGTTATAGATATAATGCTGGCGGTCGGTCCCGACCTTGATATTACTTTCAGCACTGAAGCGTACACTTCTCTTGATGGGAGTGTACGCAAAGTAGCCCCAACTTTGATAGTTGTGGTCACGTTTCAGTGATGATCGTCTTACCATTCGGTACGGAACCTTTATACCCGCGTCATCAGACTCACTCGGAGGGACGTAGAGCTTTATATTTAGGGACCCAGAAGAAAACGCATGGTGCGTTTCAACGGGATCCCAGTTCTAGCAGACCAACGATTGAGCTGATTAACGGTTATATACCTATCCTGAAGTGTCTTTAGTGACTTCACATAGACACCCCGGACCTGGTTACCAGAAAGGTAATCATGTCCGCAGGATTCGCGAAAAGGGCCTCTATTAAAGGACTTATCTTTATTTACACTGAACCCAAGTAACTCGAGTGCGTAGCACGTTCTATCATAGAGCTCATAAGGCACTATGATATCGTCGCCAAACACTGCGAAATTACCTGGGCTCCCGTGATTCCTTTCTAACAGAGTGTTAGATAAAGTGAATACGGCGTGTACTACTGCGGCGAAAATTGCCGTCTGGAGAGGGAACGTAAAACCGTTCCCCATAGACGACACCATATGTAGATCGACGCTCTTACCTCGATAGGAAGTCGTAGGTGAACGTAATGCCATGATAAAATCTAGGACTGGTTTCGGCACAATCTGCCGTACGAGATCCAAAGAAATAGTATCAGAAGCACTAGATAGGTCTATAGTACCAAAAGTACCATAAATCGATCCGATTTTGCAAAGAATACGATTGAAAGACGGCTGAAGCGAAAGATCTATTTTATAGACCTTCGCAAGCCGTTCCTCAATGTAGTTGCCGAGGCCTATCTGAAAATACATATTCAGACTAGGCTCCGTACATATGGACCGCTTAATAGCGCGACTTTTAGGGACAAACGAAAGGCGCGAACCTGGAACTACATTGACCCCATAATGATCAGCCCGAACGGAATCGGAAAGAGCTGTGGTGGGCATCAAGGAGCGGCAATACGCAAAAGCGTATGCCAAGCTTGACTCAGTACAAGACCAGTCGCCACTTGCAACCTTAGTGAAATAATC